TTTCTCGTACTTGCGGATTTCTTCCGATGCTCCGCTTAGGGACTGGATTGCCTTGATGGAACGGTCTTGGAAACCCATATCTATCAGAGCTTGACGCTTCTGCTTGTCGGTAAGCCCCTCAAACGCTTTATCGAGATCGCCCAAAATGTCGGCCATGTTGTTCAACTTGCCAGTAGAATCGTAGACCTCCACACCGTACTTCTTGAAGGCTTCCTTGTTCTTCAACGTGGCTCGTTGCAGGTCGCGCAGGACCATGTGGAAGTGTGTGCCAGCCTCGCTACCCGTATCGCCCCGCATGGCGAAGGCCATGAGAACGGCAACAACTTCCTCGATAGGTTTCTTTGCGACACGAGCACTTGCTGCGGCGTCATTATTGAGCGCGTTAGCAAAGTCCTTCGCGGAACCAACCGCATTGATGTCGGCGGCGGTTAGCACATCAGCAACGCGGGTTAGGTTCTTCAGATTTTCTTGCGGGTCTTTGCTTGCCAAGCCCAGCGCGTTCTGCGCCTGCACAAGGCTCTGTGTTGCCGAATCAAGGTCTTGGGTAGACGCCTGTGCGTACTTCGCCATGAGGGGCAGAGCCGCCATCGCCGCCCCCGCATCCATACCTGCCCTCGCCAACACTTGATAGCCGGTCGCCAACTCGACGGGGGAGAACCGCGAAATCTTGGAGGTTGCCAGGGCGATGTCTTCCATCTGCCGCTTCACGCTGTCCGTTAGGTTTTCCATGACGGCGTAGGCTTCGACCATCTGCTTCTCAAAATCCATGCCCGTCTTGGCGATAATGGTGCCAACGGCAACAATGGGAAGGGTGAGGCTGCGCGTCAAACTCGCACCGATGGCTTTTAGATTACTACCTATCTGCCTGAAGACGGTGCCGGTGTTGTATAACCCAGCAGCTAGACCGCTGGCCTGTGTGTCCAGTTGTTTGAGCTGGTTGCCGACCTCCTTCGCGCCCTTCAGGGATATGGTCCCAAATAGCGAGAAGGCTTCATATCCGGCCACTTATCATCACTCCCCCGCGCTGTTCTTGGCCTGAACCTTGCGCCTGATCTCCAGCGCGTGGTTGTAGATTTCCGAACTCGGCGTACTGCTTAGAACCACGGGTTGCTTGACCTCGCCTTGTGCGGCCCCGCTCTCCGCACCAAACTCTTGCGCCCGCCGCCTTGCACCCCGCAACAGTATCTCCAGCCCAAACTCCAGAGGGGTTTCCAGCAGGACGGCGGCACCAGAGTAGCGGTTCAGCAGCAGGTCTAGGAGGTCGAGGTCGGTGTCCTGCTCATAGAGGCGAAAAAACCAGCCACCTCCGGCGTCCGCGCCAGTTGCAGCAGGATGTCTTTCATCACGGAGAAGGGTTGCTCGGCAAAGTCTGCCGCACTCATCCCCACCAGATCGCCCAGGAACGCAGTCAACTCCGCTTCCATCGGGTCAAGCCGCTCGATGATGAGGGCGACCAACTCTAGGCCGCCCCCACCATCGGACTCGCTGGCTGTCTTCAAGACGCCCAGCAGTTGCTTGACATCGAGCTTGCGGAGGATGCGCGAGAGGGCAAAGGTGTCCTTCGTCTTTAGCTCGCGAATCTTCATCCACTAGCCTCCTATGCTGTCGAGAAGGTGACGCTCCAGGGCGGGTCGCTCCTGGTCGTGCTGCCGTAGTGCCCGGTGAAGATCAGTTCGGGCAGTACCTCTTCCTTGTCCACCATGTTCCAGTCGATGTTCTCGCGGTTGATGACGTTGTTCACCGTGACCACAACGTCCCTGCCGCCAAGTTCCTCGCCGGTCCAGGTGACCGCATACCAGAACTCGGCAGTCGTGAGGCTGTCCAGCACCGCGCTCCACGCCGTCGAGTTGGCGGTGGTCATGGTCGAGTTGGTGTAGAAGTAGGGGATGTTGGTGCCCAGCATCTCCAGGCCCCTGATCGTCAACTTCGGCACATGCTTGACTTCGCGGACCCTGCCAATCACAGGCCCATAGTCGCCGTCTGCTTCGATGTCGCGGAACTCACGCTCCACAACAAACTGCCCGCCGCCTCGCGTCAGCCCTACATCAATGGCCGTCGCGCCCGACGTTGTGGTAATGGCGAAGACGCCATCGCCTAGAAGAATGTTTCCCCAAGCCATAGTCGCTCACTCCTAACTGGTGGTTGCGTCAAAACTGATAACGCGATAACGCAACCGCCGTCGCCTTATCGCCTCGTCGGGGTCGGCAAGCATCAGGCGGTGCTCCCTGTATGACCGCGCCGCCAGCCTGCCCGTTGAGTTGTAATACTTCCTGCCGTCCATGCCGCTTGCGGTGCTGCGGCTACCGTTGCCGTCTATCCTGCGCTCCAGCGCATCGAACACCGTGGGGTCGGTGGAGGTGATGGCGTTGTCCCACAGGTCAACGTCTAGCATGTGATCCTCGCGGTCTTCGTTCGCATAGGAGTAGGACAACTTGAAGGTGACATAGGGGAAGTCGGCACTCTCTGGCGCACGTTCCAAGTACACCCCTACCGAGTAGCTAGTTGAGGGGTTCGCCAGGGTTGTCAGCGAATCGAACAGATATGTTCCCAACGCTTTCAATACCTTTGTACCCCCTCAGAGCGATCTTCTTGATTTCGGGTAGGGACTCGATCATGGCTGGTTCCAAGAACGGCTGTGCGACATGGCCCTTGAAGTCCGGCCCACCCCGCGCTCCGTGGACGTAGTTGGGCGGCGGCTTGGTGCCTGTGCCTTTACCTCGGCTTCCAGTACCGAACTCTTGGAAGGGCGCATAGGGTGCGTCCATCGTCGCGCCGACGTAGACCTTGCGCCCAGGCTTGTCCACAACGTAGTCCATGCTGTTTGCCAGGTTGCCCGTGTCAACAGGTGCCTGCAAGTGCGCTTCGCGTGCTACCACGAAGCCGATCTCCGCGAGTATCTTGTCCTCGGCGTTCTTGATGCGTGCCTGCAACTCCGCGATGTGGCTGACGTAGATGACGGTGCGGAACTGGTTAGCCATCGTGCCCCACCAGCTTCAGGTCCACCTGCATCAGCTTCCCCATGCTCATCACATCGGAAACGTAGACGACGCGGTAGGTGTTGCTGCCGATGCGTAGCCTGTCGGTGGTGGTGATGTCCGCACTCGTCGCGCAGTACCAGCGGTAGTTCGCCACATCCGTCACCTTGTCGCCACTGATGAGTTCGGACCCCCACCTGTAGGCCACAAAGGGACGTAGCCGCCCCAGCACTTCCGACTGTGAGGACCAGGCGTTGATGAGCGCACCTGTCACCGCCGTAGTGACCGTGGGGCGCATGACCGTCGCCGTCTGCGTCAGGTAGTGGGCGACGTTGCCGATTGACATGGCAACCGCCTCCTAACCCCAGCGGACGCGCCGGTGTATGTTCAGGTAGGCCAGCACATCCTTCGGGAACGTGCCGGTGCCAATCTGCGTTTCCGCATAGGCAACCCTGTAGTCGCCCAGGGCCTCTTCCTTGACCCCGCTGATGATGTCCCGCCCCAGCCACTCGCACGCCTTCGCGACGAACAGCTTGACCGCCGTGGTGAAGGGCAGGTCTTCGTCGTTGGTGTACTCGCGGGCGTAGGCTTCCAGTTCGGGGATCAGTGTCTCGTAGAAGTCATCGTAGGTGGTGCTGCTCTCGTTCAGCAGCCCCTTGACCTCAGTTACGGTCATCAACTAAGGCCACCCCCTAAGATGCTTCTTCGTACCAGTAGAACCAGGGAATCACGAAGCAGCTTGTGCCGTCGTTGATGATGGCCCAGGCGTAGTTCGTTGTGGACTTCAGCATCCACTCCACGTTCAGGTTGACGCTGCCGCCGTGTGAGCCAAGCACGTTCTGCCCGACGCCGTAGCAGCTCGAACCGTGAATCCAGAACCGTTCGAGAATCTGCGTTCCCGTCTGCCAGAGCGTTGCCGCCGTGACGGACGAACTGGTTACGCCGATGATGAGGGGTGAAGTCTCAGCCGAGTTGCGGTCGCGGTTGAAGGTGTCGTACTCGGTCAGTTCGTTGGTGCTCATCGCCGTAACCACAGTACCCTCGACGCCCGTGCAGGAAGCCGTATGCGTCAGGGTCATCGCGACGAAGTTCTTGCTCGATGATCTGGTTACGGTAATGACAGACGAGGCGAAGGTGCTGGTGCAACCTACGATGCCGGTGTCCAGCGCGGTAGCCGCCGTGGAAACGATGTCGGCAAGACTCTGCCCTGTCGTGACCGTGACCGCTACGCTGTCGCTGTCAACGGCAATCGCGAAGTCGCCAGCGTTCAGTTCACAGGTGGTCGCGGCGATGGTGATGGTGCCGCTGTAGAGGCCGGGAGTTAGCACGCCTTCCCACAGCTCGAACTTCACATCGTAGCCGTCTGTGATGAAGATGTTTTCCTTCAGGTGGATGATGTCGGTTGCGTCCGAAGTCTGCCGCATGACGATGAATCGCGAGTAGGTGGTTTCAACTGCCAGCGATGCGGTTGCCGTGGTAGGCACCAGGGAATAGCCGTCACCCGAATGGATGTTAGCGTGGTCAACCTCAATCGTCTTGATGCCGCTTGTGACGCTCTCCTTGGCCGCATCGAGATGGTTGTAGATACCTAGTAAGCTCATACCAATCACTCTCTTTCATGCGCTTCCTAGCGCACAGTCGATGCGTCCAGGCAGCGGTCAGGATGTGCGCCCTGGACAGTTCTCGCCGGTCACTATATCCATTGGGCCGGGGTTGTCGAGGCAGGTGGCCCAAGTCTTCTGAATCTCCTGCACCGCCTGGATTGCGCCTTCGTACTTGCAGCGCACTTCATGCGCCTGCTTGCCCTGTTCCTCACGCTTGGCCCGGTCCTTCTCCATCGCGATCTTAGTGTTCTTCAGTTGCGTCAGGGTGGCCTCATCCTTGACCTTATCAATGATGCCGTCCAGCACTTGGATGCCGCCGTCGTACCGGCACCAGGCGTCATGCACCATCTGCTCGGCCTTGATGGTCTGGTTCAGGCGGTCCTGCATCATCACCACGGACGATGAGCACTTCTTGTTGAAGGCGATCTCCTCGTCCTCTTGGAAGCCGTAGAGAAAGCGCGACTTCAGCAGGTCGGACTGGTGAGGGATGAAGATGCGGATGCCCTTGCCCTTGGCGATGCCGATGTGGTACTCGCAGGACGGCCTCTGCTGCGCGTACTCCGTACCTACGGCCATGTCCACGCCGTAGATGTGGATTTCCTCGAAGCCCTCGTAGGTTGCCAGGGCGATCATGTAGGAGATTGTGTTCGTGAAGTACGGCCCGTACCGCTCAAGCATCTCCTCCAGCGGGTAGCGGATGCTGTTCGGGATGTCGGGGTACTTCTCGATCATGTAGATGGGTACTTTGAGGCTCCGCAGCCGTTCGATGTAGGAGGCGTGTTCGCCGCGCGTGCTGTAGGTGTCAACGGCTTGGCGCAGGTGAATCTGGAACAGGCGGTCGCAACGCGGGATGGCCTCGAACAAATCGTTGAGTGCCCAAATCTCGAAGTCGGGGTTGGCGTAGGGAGCCTGGTCCCTGCTCGGCGTGAAGCCGACGATGGCAACCTTCTTCCGTCCCACCGCCTTCAACTTCGCCAGCAGTTCCTCGGCAGTCGGCGTTGGCGGGGCAGACTCTTTGGCTACTTGCGCCAGGTTCGCGATCTCGGCCTTGACAGCCGCCAGCTCTGGCGACTTGGGCTTATCCTCCACGACCTTGCCGTCGCGGATAACCTCGACGTTCTTTATCACAAGTCCCTCCATGATTGCCTCCCTATTTGCGGTGGATGCAAGCGGTCACACGCGGGAAACTGTGCGTCGCCCATCCTTCCTTGAAGTGCGCGATCTGAAGCTCTTTCTCGTTGGCCTCGTATGCCCGAAGCCCCAGGTAGTACCAACGCAGGCCCAGCACTTGCATGTGCTCGATGGCGAACGCCTGCGCCAAATGTCCAAGCGGTGCGTCGTGCAGGTCGCGGCGGTAGACTCCCACCGCATAGGCCGCTTCGTCGCGGCTGCGGTGGAACAAGGCCCCGCCCACAATGCACTCTGCCTTGTCCAGCAGGTAGACCACGAACGCTTCCCCGGCGTCAACCGCCTCCTGCTGCCGCTCCCATGTCTCGTCGCTACGCGTGATGCGCCCCGCGACTTCGATGTGCAGCTTGTGCAGAGGCTCGATGTTCATGCCGAGGATGGTGTCAAAGTCCTTCTTGCCCGAATGAAGCAGTGAACGGTAGGACTTGCGGATGTTAGTTCTGATGCGCTCGTAGGACCAGCCCAGGTCCACGAACAACTCCACCTGCGCCGGGTAGGGTTCCCCGCCATGCTCCAAGACGCGGCGGTGCCACAAGGATATGCCGTCCTTCCGCACAACCTCGTTCGTCCACCATTGGTTGTGGCCCGTCCTGTCAAGGGTGCCATTGAGATGGTTGAGGCAGTCGGTGATGATGTGCTTCTGCACCCGCTCCGGCAGGCCAGCCACAAACAGGGGCGGTAAAACTTCGCTGCCGTTGCTGGTTGCCCACCCGTCCTTGACGGCGAAGGGCCACACCGCCACGGGGCGGTTGTCGTTGAAGAATATCTGGCTCTCGTCCTCAATGCCGAAGTACGACTCCTGGTAGCGAATGAAGGATGGAGTGTACTGGACTGGAACGTGCTCGGCTTCCGCGAGGACTGTCTGCCAGTGGGTTGATAAGACGGAGGGGAGGACCGAAGCCCTCCCCTGATTCGCCTGCTGTGCCGTCAGCACAGTTCACCTCACACTCTGGTTAGGTGCTGAACGAGACGGACGGGAACTTGAAGCCACGGATGTAAGCATCGCCCTGAGCCGCTGCCGTAGCCGTGCTGGAGGCGGTGCCACCGGAGCTGGAAGTCCAGATGTGGTACAGGCTCAGGTAGAACTCGCCAAGCTCCGCGCCATACGACGTAGAGGTGGAGAGGCACCCGAACTGTGCCGACTCATAGGGGCCGAAGAAGTAGGTGTGGACACCGCAGGAGGTTGTCCACAGGTTGAAAACCTGAGCCGTCGCGCCGCCGACCGTGTTGCGCCAGTAGTCGCCGTGACTGAGCACGACGAGCATAGTGTACTCGGTGGAGGTAGCGCAGTGGCTCCAGTTGATGACGAAGCCGACCTTCTCATCCTCCACGAAGGGGATGAGGTAGGTGTTCGCCGTAGCCATGACTGCCGACCAGCCGGTCGTAGCCACGCCAGACGAAACAGAGTTGCGGTTGAGTGACGTAACGCTAACAGCAGTTGTAGCCATCGTCGATCACCTCTAAGCCTCTGCCTTGTAGACGGCTGTCAGGCTAACCAGCGCGTTCGGCTGGAGAACCTTGTAGCCATAGACAAGGAGGCCCTTGACTGCATCCGAGAAACTCGCTTCCTGCCGGAAGGCTTCAACCTTGACAACCTGCTCGGCGTAGGTGATCGCGTCTCTCGTGCCGGCCAGACAGTAGCTTGTGTAGGACGGCGCGGTGCCCGTAGTCGTGATGTTGTTCGAGACGAACACATCCATTCCGAGCACCCTTCCAACATACCCGCTCTCGAAGGCGCGGCTTGCATCTACCGAGCCATCAGTCTGGAGGATGTCGGCGAGGACGATCTTGGTGTGGACCCAGGGCGGCACAACGATGAAGCGGCCAGCAGCGGAGACGTTGTTCTCGTCAAGCCTCTGCGCCACAGCACCGAGGGCTTCTAGGGTCGAAGCGCTGTTCATGCTGGAAGCCTCTGTCGTGACACTCTCGCCAGCCTGCGAATACAGACCCGCGATAAGCGCATCAACGGTGTCAGCAAGACCGTATGCGGCCCGCTGCATGGCTTCGTCCATGAGCTTCGGTTTGGTTTGCGCGTTGTCTACATCGTCGATCTTGAAGGCGAAGTAGGACGCCTTGTCGATGGTGAGGAGCGTCTGCACAGCAGTAAGCTCCTCGGGAGTGATGGAGGTGTTGTTCGGTGAGTAGTTGCCAATGGTGATGTCACCAATGTAACCGATCCTCACCGTGTCACCGAAGCTGCGAATCTCGCCCTCGTAGTCGCGGTTGCACCGATTGACAAGAACATGATTCTTGTCCAGGTGAGCCATGAGGCGAGATGACCACAGTTCCAATCTGTTACTTGAAGACCGCCAGGTGGCGGCGGGGCGGCGCGAACCGCCCTCTCACGGTTACCCGTGAGTTCAGACTATCCCATCAGCCCTAACGGGCTGTGCCGATTATAGTCGTTGAGCCTTCCCCTTACGGGGCTTGGTTGCGGATTATCCTGCGCTGGTCAGGCACAGGACGTTCCCGCAGTTTTCGGCATGTTCATCGTTAGGTTACCCCAACGCGCCCCTAACAGGGATGAAGTTCGTAATAGCCATACCCGGTCACCTCAGTTACTTGACCCGGCCCTCCGCTAGTGCCTTGCTGATCTCAGGCCAGAGACGGTTATGCTCTTCCTGAGACATTCTGGCGATGCCCTCGCGCGTGAACGTCCTCTGCTGATCGTCTGGCCTGGTCACAACGGGCGCACGCCCGCCAGCAGCGAAGCGTGCTTCGACTTCGCGTTGGACTTCGGACTTCCAGACGGCTTCTAGCTTGGCGATGTTCTGCGCGGTTTGGTCCTCATCGGCCCCAATGAAGTGGTCTAGGATGCCGGTTGGCAGCCCCTTCTTCGTTGCCTCGGTGACAGCGCGGGAGTGTAGCTCTGCGCGGATGCGGGTCTGTTTCTCGTTGGCAAGCTCCTGCTCCAAAGCGCGTAGACGCTTCTGTTCCTCGGTCTCGGCAGGGTAACGCTTGCTGATCTCTTGCTCCAACCTCTGCGTCAGCAAGTTCTCCAAGTTGTTTGTCTGCCAAGTTTTGATACCTTGAGTCACCTTGGCATCCGTCACAGACTGGATAAACTTCTGGCCTTCAGGGTCGGAATCGAGGAAAGACTTGACTTGATCTAGTGTGATGTCCAA